TAGAAGCACACGCAAATCTTTCAGTTGCAAGTGGTGCGAGAGATGATCAAGGTGAAGATATTTTTTACAAAAATTGGATCAACAAATATTCCAAATTTATGTGGTGGTTACAGCGTCCAATTATTGACGGCGAAGCAACAAGTGGAGATTATACAACTCCTGCTGCTACTGGATCTAAGACGCTTCGTGCATGGGGTGCAACCGCTGATGCAAGTGGAACGCAACAAGCAGATGAATTTTATATGCCTGGTAAACCTCAAACTTTAAGTTTTACGAGTGGAACAGCTGGTACTGCACCAAGTGATGCAGATGTTATTCGTGCATATGATTTAATGAAATCGGCAGAAGATGTTGATGTTTCTCTGTTAATGACAGGTTCACATGGTTCAACAGTTGTCCGTCATTGTATTGCACAAATTGCAGAATCACGTAAAGATTGTGTTGCATTCTTTTCACCAACAAAAGCACATGTTGTTGGAACCTCAAGTTCTTCAGTTGCAACTACTAATGTAACTGGACATCGTGATACTGTTAATCAGAACTCTTCTTATGCAGTTATGGACTCTGGTTGGAAACATATGTTCGACAAACATAATGACAAATTACGTTATGTTCCTCTGAATGGAGATATTGCCGGACTTTGTGCTCAAACAGACCAAGTACGTGATCCTTTCTTCTCTCCTGGCGGATTTTCTAGGGGTCAGGTTAAAGGTGTTGTAAAACTTCCTTACAATCCGAAGAAAGCAGAACGTGATATATTGTATCAATCACAAGTCAATCCAGTTGTTTCGTTTCCAGGCGAAGGCACAGTCCTTTTTGGTGACAAAACACAGTTGACAAAACCATCTGCATTTGATAGAATTAATGTACGAAGGTTGTTCATCCTTCTGGAAAAAGCGATTGCAAATGCAGCTCGTTTCCAGTTGTTTGAATTCAATGATGAGTTTACACGTTCACAATTCGTTTCGATGGTTGAACCTTTCTTGCGTGATATTCAAGGAAGAGGTGGAATTCAAGATTTTGCAGTTGTTTGTGACGCTTCAAATAATACACCACAAGTTGTAGATTCTAATTCGTTTAGAGGTGACATTTTTGTCAAACCTTCACGTGCTATCAACTTTATCCAACTCAACTTTGTTGCAGTTCGGAGTGGAGTAGAATTTTCTGAAGTCGTTGGTGCTGTTTAATATTTTTGACATAAATAATTAAAACAAGTTAATTGGAGAAAATAAAAAAATGGCGGCTCAAACAACAGGATTAGGATCATTTACATCGGCGCTCCCATATGGTGGCGCCCGACCAAGTTTATTTGAATTTCAGATAACTGCGACTCCAACAGGAGTTGATGGTTCTCTTTCAAGTGTAAGTTTATATTGTAATGTAAGTGAAATTCCACCATTGACGCTTACTCCTATAGAAAGACAATATTTTGGTAGGACTGTAAAAATTCCTGGCGATTTAGTATTTGCTGATTTAACCACTACCATCATTAATACTGAAACATTTAATGTTAGAAATGAACTTGAAAAATGGATGGAAGTTATTAATGGTACTGTTGATAATATAGGAGTGGCGGATGATAATTTTGGAACTGGAACGGCACAATTAATTCATTATCAAAAAGATGGTGAGAAAACTATGACCTATGAGTTTGTAGATTGTTGGCCAACGGCGGTTTCTGAAATTGCACTAAGTTATGATACTGCAAGTGATATAGAACAATTTGATGTTACTTGGGCATATAATTATTATACGCAAACTGGTGGCACCGTTGCTGGTAGTACCAAACAAACATAGGATATAAAACAATGGCATTCACAGTTTCAACTTTCAAATCTAGTATAGCGGCACAAAGTGGTGGCGCTCGTCCCGCTTTGTATGAAATAAAAATAGAGGGTGGTACAGGAATCACAGCTGCATCATTTACGTTGAGTGAGAATATTCTTTGCAAGGCTGCATCAATTCCTCCTGCAAATATTGCACCTCTTGCAGTAAATTATGCAGGAAGAGCATATAAGTGGAATGGTTTTAGAACATATGATAACTGGACAGTTACAGTTATAAATGATGAAAGTTTTTCTATCAGAAATAAAATGATGAATTGGATGAGAAAACTGGGTGGAAGGCTTGAAGGAACAAGAAACTCTATATTTGGAGAACAACTTGACGGAGCCGGAGGTTTTAAAGATGGAACTGCAAAAGTAACACAATTAAGTACTGTTGGAAAACCAATGCAAACGTATAAGTTTGATAATCTCTGGCCCACAGAAATAGCAGGAATTCCTGTAGATTGGTCTAGTGATGCAATTCAGGAATATACTGTTACTTTTGCGTATGATTATTGGACACATGGTTCAGTATCAACTACAACTGGTGTGGTTCCTCCTCCCGCTTCTTAATCAATTTAATTTAAAAAATAAAAATAATGAATGGCATTTTCAGTAACAGAATTCAAATCAAATCTAAAACAGGGAGGCGCTCGTCCATCTCTGTTCAAGGTGCAATTCCAATATCCTAGTGGAATTACAACTCCCCCAACCAAATCTGAATTTTTAGTCAAAGCAACAACCATTCCTGCAAGTACAATCGGGTCATATGATGTTTTTTATCATGGCAAGGCGATACATGTGGCCGGTGATCGTTCCTTCGATACATGGGATACAACTATTATTAATGATGAAGATTTTGGTATTAGAAACACACTTGAAAATTGGATGGGCAGTATCTCAGATCACAAACTAAATACAAGAGATAAGGAAGTATTTAATACTTCTGAAGGCGATGTAGCAAAGTATAAAACTACGTTGCAAGTTCAACAGTTCAGTAAAGCTGGGGATGATTTACGTACTTATATTTTCACTGGTGCATGGCCGTCTGCGTTGTCAACAATCAATCTTGATTGGTCATCGCAAGAAATAGAAGAGTTTACTTGTACTTGGATGTATGATAGTTGGTTTGTTAGTGCAGGAAATTCATCATCCAATGTAAATGTTGCACCATCTACAAATATAGGCCCAAAATAATAGGAAATAAAAATTATGGCATTTGAAATATTTGGTTTTAAAATAGAAAGAAACAGTCAGGAAACGGCAAACGCCAATGTTCCTGCGTTCACACTTCCAGAAAGTGATGATGGTTCTCAAATGGTATCGGGAGCGGGTGCATTAGGTTACACTCTCGATATGGATGGGCAATATAAGAATGAGGTAGAACTTATTCTTAAATATCGTGATATGTCACAAATGTCTGATTGTGAGATTGCGGTTGACAATATTGTAAATGAATCCATTGTTGTTGATGACCTTCTTCCTTCAGTATCAGTTGTTCTCGATAAAACAGATCTTACAGACGGTATTAAGAAAAAAATTCGTGCTGAATTTGATATTGTATTGGATCTTTTAAATTTTAATAATTATGGTCATGATATTTTTCGTAGATGGTACATCGAAGGAAGATTGTATTATCATATTATGATAGACGAAAATGACCCAAAACGTGGTATTGTAGAACTCCGAAGTTTGGATGCTACAAAAATCAAAAAAATCAAACAAATTAAAGCAGAAAAAACTGTTGATCCTAGAAAAGCGAAAATAAGTATAATTCCTACGTACACTTATAATGAAGCTGGATTGGATAAACGAGCCTCTTCTGGTATTATAATTTCAGGTGATAGTATTGCATATTCTACTTCTGGTTTATTGAATCCTCAAAAAAACGCAGTAATGTCTTATCTTCATAAGGCAATCAAACCATTAAATCAACTCCGAATGGTAGAAGATGCGATTGTTATCTATCGTATATCACGAGCACCAGAACGTAGAATTTTCTATATTGATGTGGGAAATCTACCGAAATTAAAAGCAGAACAATATATTCGTGACATCATGACACGATACAAGAACCGATTGGTTTATGATTCGGATACTGGTGAAGTCAAAGATGATCGCAGACATCAATCGATGTTAGAAGATTACTGGTTGCCACGAAGAGAAGGTGGTCGAGGAACAGAAATAACTACACTTCCAGGCGGAGAAAATCTTGGTCAAATGGAAGATGTAGAATACTTTCAAAAGAAATTATATAAAGCAATGCATGTTCCTGTTTCACGACTTGAGGGAGATGCAGGATTTTCTTTGGGAAGAGAAAGTGAAATTACGAGAGATGAATTACTTTTCAGTAAATTTATCAAAAAATTGCAGACAAGATTTTCTCTTTTGTTTGATGAAATATTGGAAAAACAATTAATTCTGAAAAATATTATAACCGCTGCAGAATGGGCCAAGATCAAAGATAAGGTTCATTACAGATTTGAAAAGGATCATTATTATTCAGAATTTAAACATCAAGAAACTATGTCCCAGCGTCTAGATCTTGCAAGAAATACGGAAGAGTATGTTGGGAAGTATTATTCTA